ATACCGAAAATATCGGCAGACTTTACAAAAATGGGCGCCGCAACGAAGAAGTTGGGCGGCCTTGGCGGTGATGTGAAAAATTTATTTAAATCTTTTGTTGATTTTGGCCCGAAAGTTAAATTTGTTTTATCGGCTCTCGGGCAGTCATTTTCAAACATCGGCAGTAAGGTGATAGGTGCTTTTTCAACACTTGGAAAAGGAATTGCGAGTAAGCTCAGCCCATTCGTCGGAGCGATAAAAAATCAGTTCGGCAAAGTAGGCAGCGCATTATCAGCATTCGGCTCTAATGTAAGCGCAAAACTTGCACCGATAACAGATAAATTCAAGAAAGCATTTGTTTCAATCGGCTCATATGCTTCAAATATTGCTTCCAAATTTGCACCGATAAAGGACAAAATATCGTCGGCACTCGGACCTTTGGGTGACGGTATGAAAAATGTGTTAAAGGGCGCAGCTTCATTTATTCCGGGTTTAACGAAAATGTTTGCAATCGGCGCCATTGTTGCAGCCGTCGTTGCCGGGCTCGGCTTGCTCAAGGAAAAATTCGGTGATCAGATTGATTCAATTATTGAATCAGTTAAAACGAAAGCTCCTGAGATTATAACCAATTTCGGCACGAAAATAACCGAAAATCTGCCGAAATTGATTGAATCGGGCAGCCAACTTATAACGCAGATTTTGACAACAATAAGTACGCTGTTGCCGCTGATAATCGAGCAGGGCGCGAATATTGTATCATCACTTGTATCGGGCCTTGCCGAGCAACTTCCTACCCTTATTCCTGCGGCATTCGGGATTATAGTTTCACTTGTCACAGCACTGCTTGATAACCTGCCTCAGATAATAACGGCAGGTCTTGATTTGCTTGTGGGGCTTGTAACGGGTATCGTTGATTCAATCCCGGTGCTGATTAACGCCTTGCCGCAGATTATAACAAGCATTGTGGTAACGCTTGTTCAAAATCTGCCTACAATCGTAGCGGCAGGACTTCAGATTATAGCCACGCTTGTACTCGGATTACTCAAGGCGATTCCACAGCTTGTGGCAGCGCTTCCGCAGATAATCGATTCAATCAAGGGCGCATTTGCAAATGAGGATTGGAAAACAAACGGCAAAGAAATCCTGCAAGGGGTTATCGACGGCATTAAGGCCATGGCGAGCGAATTGTGGGCAGAGGTTACCAAAGTCGCTAAAGGCATAGCCGAAAGAATCAAGGTTAAGTTTACAAGCTCATCCAGCGGTGTAAGTGCCGATGTGCCGCAGAATGCGCGAGGCACGGATAACTTCGTCGGCGGCTTTACCTATATGAATGAGGGCGGGCGCGGTGAGCTCGCATATCTGCCGAGCGGAACACAGATTATTCCGCATGATATATCCGTAACCTATGCCAAAGAAGCTGCACGAATGAACACAGCGCAGGGCGGCACGGATATGGCCGACCTCGGCGAATACATCGTTGCAGCTGTGGCGGGAAGCTCACGAGAGTATGCCGAGCAGCTCGCACAGGGCATTGCCGGCATGAGGTTTAAGCTTGGCGATCGCGAAACCGGGCGCTGGATAGCTTCCCTCGGATTTGTGAGGTGACTTAATTGAATTTTTACTATATCAACTCAAAAGGTGAGCGCGTTAATTTCTATGAAGAGCCTTATTTATTCCAAAGCGGCGATTTGCTTGATTATTCGTGGAGTTATGATTCTGAAAGCGGCTTTAACTTAATATCGAATGTGCGCAAAGAGCCCAAAGAGCGCAAAGTAAGCATCGGCATTATTCCTGACACCCGATTATCTTACGAAGAGCGAAAAGCGGCGGCTAAGTCTGCCGCAGATCGTCTTTTCGATGTTGTTGAATACGATGTGCTCAACGATGTTGATGGCTCTTTGTTCACCGATTCGGGCTTTTACCTGCCTTGCAGGCTAATGAGTAGCTCAAAAAGCAATTGGGAAAGCGGCCTGCCGTTCATTTTTGAGGAGTTTTCGGTTGTTTCCGCCAAGAATTCGTGGATAAGGGAAGTGAGCAAAAGCTTTTACCCGAGCGCAGCTTCAGGCAGCGCATCGGAATATCTTGATTATGATTTCGATTATAATTTCGATTATTCCGCCGCAGCCGTGGGCGTGGAACGCTGGAATATTCAGCATATAGCGCCCATGCCGTTCAAATTAACGGTTTATGGCCCTGCCGTTCAGCCCCGAATATCCATTAACGGGCACATATATCAGGTTTTCACTTCGCTTGCTGCAGATGAATACCTTGTTATTGATTCGCTCGGAAACACGGTTGATAAGCATATGGCGAATGGCGCGCAGCTGAGCATGTATGATTTGCGCGGTAAAAGCGAAAGCACATTCGTCCCTATTGAGCCGGGAAACATTGCCTTGCAGTGGGACGGCACTTTTGGTTTCGATTTGGAGCTGAGGATAGAGAGGAGTGAGCCGAAATGGAGCTCATCTTAACGGACGAACGCTATAACGATGTTAGGAGGCTAACCTTTTCCAATGCCGATTTTGATATCGGCAGCGCAAATGATTTTGAGCTCATCTTGCCGCTTGAGGATTTTAAGCCGGATATCAAATTCGGCTGCTGTGTGTATGTACCGGGCGGCGAATGCGGCGGTATAATCACCGGCAGGGAAACGAACACGGATGACAGAACGGTTAAGCTCACGGGCAGCACCTGGCGCGGTATGCTTGGTAATCGAATAATAGAGCCTCCTGCAGGCAGCGCATATCGGGTTATAAGCGGTGAGCTTAATGCTGTTATCGGTGAACTTATAAACTCAATGTACGGCAGCTTGATAGTTGCTTCGGAAGTTGACACGGGTATAACCGTTAAATATCAATTTGACAGATACACAACCGTGCTTGCAGGGCTTCAAAAAATGCTGAAGCAGGTGGGATATAAGCTTCACATCGAATATGTGCAGCAGGAGGGCGGCGCTGCCGGCTATGCAGCTGTTTCCGCCGTGCCTATAATCGATTATTCGCAGCGCATCGAGCTTAGTCAAGACAGCCGCGTTAATTTCACGATAGGAATCAACAACGGCACGGTCAATCATCTTATATGCCTCGGTAAGGGTGAGCTTGAGCAGCGTGAGGTAATTCATCTATATTTGCAGCGTAACGGCGAAATCAGCAGCGAAAAGGCATATTTCGGCGTGGACGAAATCGCCGCCGTGTACGAAAATTCGAACAGCGACGACCTTAAGGCAGACGGCCTCGAACATTACGAGGAGCTGCTTCAGGGAACTTCGCTGAGCATGAATGTTGAATCGCTCGGAATCGAGGGCGTGGAAATCGGCGACATCATCGGCGGCAGGGATTATGTAACGGGTATGCAAATCAAGAAGCCTCTTGCCGGCATGATAATAACCGCCAATTCGCAAACTTCAATTCAATATAAACTGGAGGAATAAAATGCAAATAGTAACGGGAAAAACAGGCACGCCGCATATTACGAGCGTGCAGGACAGGGCACTCAATCAGGGATTGGCCGGGCAGGGTATTTATATATTAAGCACCGGGCAAAACCTTGAGCCCGAGATATACAGTGCGAATGAAATTCATATCAAGGACGGCGCTTTGCTTGCGCAAGGGTGCCTTGCGGTTGTTGAGCACGGCTCATATGATACAATCACGATCGCAAACGGCACACAGGGCATGAAGCGTAAGGATGTTATCGCAGCGCGTTACACATACAACGCCGAAAAACAAACGGAAGCTATGGAGTGGGTTGTGCTTCAGGGCACGCCTGCGGCGGCAAACCCGGTGCAGCCGACCGTATCGAACACGGGAGATCTTCAGGCATACGACAGCACCGTTGATATGCCGGTATTCGTTGTAAGCCTGGATGGCGTATCGATAACATCGGTTAATACGGTGGCCGAGCGTTTATATCCACTTGGAAACGGCACAAAGCTGCTTTGGCAGGGAAACGAAATGCTCGGCGGCAGCGCAAATGTGCAGCTGGCAGAAAAAGTAAGCGAGCAGGCACATGGCTTAATGTTGATGTTCGGAATTGCCGATGCATCATCTGTATACGGAGACTACGGCACGATGTGCATCCTCAAAGAACAAATCGAAATCGGCAATCATCAATTCGTTTTCGATTTGGGTACCCTCGTTTTCGGCACCAATTCCCGAAAACGCATAACGATTAACGATGCGAATATAACGGGGGAATATTACAACACAACCAAAGGCACGGCAGGAGGCATAACATACGACAATTCCAAGCTGCGCCTTATAAGAGTTTATGGGTGGTGATCAAATGATAATCAATCTTATTGTGGAGGGGCAGCAGCTCAGCTTCGTTAAGAAGCCGGAAACGGTCAAGGGTACGCGCGGCTATATACAATGCCGATTCAGTTTTGTTTCCGCTGAATGGGAAAGCGGCAATTTCCGCGCGATGTTCAAAAATTCAAAGCTAAGTGATGTGTATCATTGCAAGATAGCTGCGGACGGCACCGTTGTTATACCTCACGAGGTTCTTGCAGAACAGGGCACGGTCAGCATTGCAGCCGTGGCAGAGTATGAGGACGGTGTAAGGGTAACAACCAACACCGTGTGCTTTTATAATGACAACACCATTTACGGCGAAAAAGAAACCGACCCCACACCGAGCGAGTATATGCAGGTTATCAACGCTGCCGAGGAAGCACAAAAAATAGCTCAATCCGTGCGTGATGATGCCGACAGCGGCAAATTCAACGGAGCACCCGGTAAGGACGGAGCATCCGGCAAGGACGGCAAAGCTGCCACAATAGCGGTGGGCAGTGTTACCACAGGTGAAGCGGGCAGTGCGGCAAGCGTTACAAATGCCGGAACAGAAAGCGCCGCAGTGCTTGATTTTGTCATTCCACGGGGTGAGCAAGGTCCCAAAGGCGAACAAGGCCTGCAAGGTCCGCAAGGTGAAAAAGGGGCACAGGGAGAGCAAGGGCCACAGGGTGAGCAGGGACTTAAAGGCGACAAGGGAGACAATGGCAGTGATTATGTTCTAACCACCACCGATAAAGCGGAAATTGCCAAGCAAGCAGCACCGCTTGTTGATATATCGGCACGCACAGGGCGCAAAACGCTTGATTTGAGCGATAATACAAGATACAGCAGAGCTTATGACCTTGCAACACTACCAATAGGCGCATATGATATTGTGCTGCAAAATTATGAAGATACCGGCTTTCTTGGTTACAAGCGAGCAGGGCAGACCGCTTTTTCGTTGCATAATACAGTGCAATTATCTAACGGCTGTATAGTAGTGTGGGTGCCGGACCAATATATTGTTGTCACGGGAGATTTTGCCGGTTGCTATTATTGCAATGCGGAAGAGTGGAGATATGGACGCTCTCCCGGTGATTATGTGTTGCGAGGCGAGCTTGAACAGAGGAAAAACATATCAAGCACAGTAACGGCACCCGAGATAGCAGCAGTCAATCACACTTATACGAATTTTTCAAAGGTGCTTACAAAAATAACAATCACAAGCGTATTAACGGATGTAGGCGCAGAGTTTGCTTTTGCTTTTGAAAGCGGCGAAACGGCAACCGTGCTTGTTTACCCTGCAGAAAATATTAAGTGGGTTGGTGACAATTGCGCAGACGGTGTTTTCATTCCGACTGCTAATGCTTCATATGAGGTGAATATTAAGCAACTCGGCCCTCGAAGTAACGGCACAAAACCGATGATAGCGAGAGTAAGTGCGTTCTGATGAGGCGTGCGTTAATGGCATAAGTAACAATCAGAATAATAGGAGGTTTCAAAAAATGATTGGAAAACTTGTAAATGGAGCACTTGTGGAAGCTCCCAAAAAAATAGTCATAGCTAACCCCACGGATGAGCTGCTTATATCGCTTATGGGATTTAAGCCAGTTGTTGATGACAACAACCCGATATATGACGATACAAAAGAACATCTTGTTGCTTCATACGAGGAGCAGGAAGATAAAATCATTCGCCATTATGAGGTTAAGCCGATACAGGAGGATGAGGAGTGACTGAGTGGAATATAGTTACGGTTATTGTTGTCATAGTAGGGCTCATCGGTACGGTGGCGGCTCCACTAATGAAGAACACAAAAGCCATGACGCAATTAGGCGGCGAGATTAAGAATTTAATTTACCGCATTGAGCAAAACGAAAAAGAAACGGACGAGCTCAAGGTCAAGGCTTCAAGCCGCCACAAGCAGATTTTTGATCGCCTTGACGAGCAGGGCGAAAAAATCAACAACCACGAGGGCAGAATATCTGCTCTCGAACACGAACACAAGGAGGAAAAGTAATGAAAATCAATTGGAAAGTCAGATTAAAAAGCGGCTCTTGGTGGCTTGGCATTATATCAGCCGTAATTGTAGCCGTTTTTGCTATTCTTAATCTGTTCGGCGTTAAAACGAGCGTGGCAGCTTCCGATATAATGAATGCAGCAACGCTTGTACTTATGATACCTGCGGCAATCGGTATCATTTCCGACCCGACAACCAAAGGCGTAAGCGACAGCACTCAGGCTCTTACATATGAAGCACCAAGAGCGAATGAAACGGAGGGTGAATGATGAATTTTAGATTGTGTGATACAGTTGAAATGATGTTCAGTGACGATTACAAAAAACGCTTTGTGGCTGAATATGTGCAAACGAAAATCAGATATAAAAAGCTTCATAGAATGACAACTAAATATGAAGCGGGCACGCTTGATTTTGAGCCGCAATGTTCTTTGGAACTTCTCAAAGAGCAAAAAATGCATATGGGTAATTACATCCACACGCTTGAAGTGCGGGCTGAAATTGAAAATATACTGCTCCCGGAGGTGTGAAAATGAACTACTCTGAATTTGTTAGCAAGTATCTTGGCAAATCAACCGACTACGACGGCGCATACGGCGTTCAATGTGTAGACCTTATCAAGGCTTATTTGCACGATGTTTTCGGTGTTACGGCAGGAAGTTGGGGCAATGCTCGGTTCTATTGGATTAACTTTGCGTTGCATGCACCGCTTAAAGCGAATTTCGATAAAATCAAAAACACTGCACAGCTTGTCCCGAAGCGTGGTGATATAGTTGTGTGGAATAACTCCGTAGGTAACGGTTGTGGACACATAGCAATAGCTACAGGCGAGGGTGACACACGCAGCTTCTATTCTTATGAGCAGAACTGGAACAGCAAACCGATGAAAAAGGTTAAGCACACCTACGCAGGCGTATATGGAGTGCTTAGACCGAAAGACCAAAGCAAGGTTGCACAAAGCTCCGGTAATGCTTCAAGTGCTTCAAACGGAAGCTATCCCACGCCTATAACTTGGCGAAACGGAAGCACACCCGAAACAGTATATGCTGTTAATGACTGTACAGATAAAATCGGCACTGTATATGCAAAGAGCACGGCTCAGTGTTATAGCAAGGCAGGCAGCTGTTACTTAATTGTGTATTCAATTAACGGCGGCAAAGCGCACAAGGCAGGTTTTGTAGCCTATGCAGGCGGCTTGAACGGAGCACCGCCGCAATCAAGAGCTTGGAAGAACGGCAACACAGCGGAAACGGTTTATGCCGATACCGCCAAAGGCACAAGAATAGGCAGTATAGATAAGTATGAAAGCTGCTATTGCCTTGGCAAGATTGACGGTATGTATCTTGTGCTATATAAAGTAAACGGCACAAACAAGCAAAAATGCGGATTTGTAGGTTACCACGGTTAGCCGCAGACAAAGAA